AAGAATGATAAAGGTGTAGAGTGTAGCTACTTTAATTTTAGTGGTGCTGAAATGAAGACTATTGATCTTGCATGTTTATTTGCATTCATGGATCTTAGGCGTATGCAGGGGGATGTAAGCATTAATATCTCAATGTATGATGAGTTGTTTGATTCATCTTTTGATGAAAAGGGGCTTGATCATGTTACAGATATATTGAAAGAGCGTGTAATAGCTAATAACGAAGCTGTATATGTTATCAGTCATAGAAAAGAGAGCTTAAAGTCTGTTACTGGTGAAGTTATTACATTAGAGAAACAAAATGGTATTACCAAGAGGGTGTAGTCAGTTACGCCTTTGATTTTTTGATATATTAACCTAAGTCTGGTTGAATATAACGGTTAATATGCCAAATTTTATAATACCCAATAACCCACTACCACAAATCGGTATGCCTCCCGGCATACCTAATTTAAATCTCGGTAACGTAATTAGTAATAATGGCGGTATAAAGAGGGCTGTAAATTTTTGGGCAGATGCTGGTGGCTGTGGTCATTGGAGAATGATTTGGCCAGAGTATATGATTAATATATACCAGCGGGGGGTGGTTACAGGTGGTGTTGCTATGATTTTTGATCCAAGATATTACATAGATGTAAAATCTGTAAGAGTTCAACGGCAAGCTACTGCACCACAAGTTAAATTCTTACAGCATCTCAAAAATATATCAAATAGTAATGGTATGAAATTACTATATGAGGTTGATGATGTTATATTTCGTAATCATATACCAAAATATAATGGTTGCAGACACGCATTTGATAATCCAGAAATAGAGAGATGTTCACTAGAAGCTATATCATTATGTGATAAAGTAACTGTAGTTAGTGAATATATGAGGGACTATTATGCTAAAGTTACAGGTCATCCTAATGTATCATATATTCCAAATTATATGCCTAAATTTTGGTTTGATCGCTACTACACGCCTGAAAAAATCGAAGATAGGTATCGTAAATTCAAGCGTAAACCAAGAATTGGTGTATTTGCATCTAGTACACATATTGACGTAAGAAATCAAAATAATCAGCAAGATGATTTTACTCATGTAAATGATGTAATAATTAAGACGTGTAAAGATATACAGTGGGTGATTGTTGGTGGTAAACCTCAAAAACTACAACCATATATCAATAATAAGCTTATTGAATATCACCCATGGTGTCAGTTAAATGATTATCCAGCATTGATGGATAGTTTGAATATTAACATGACCTTTGCACCACTGATGGACAATGAGTTTAATAGATCAAAAAGTGATATAAAAATTACTGAAGCTGGTGCATTAGGTATTCCATGTATATGTCAAGATATAGTTACATATAAGGATGCAATACTAAAATTTAATACTGGTGATGAATTAATTAGTAAAATTGTATCTACCATGAAAGATGAATCTACGTACTTGGATTTAAGTAAGAAATCTCGTAAATTTGCAGAGGGTAGGTGGTTAGAGGATCATATTGATGAATATGTAGATTTATATTGCTTGAATTAACACGATTACGATATATATTGTGTTAATATGTATCGTAATGTGTACTATAATTATTCAAATGAGGAGATGATCCTATATACATGGGATGCTCAAGGTACTCCTATTACGGAGAGACATTCGTATCATCCATATTATTACGTAGATACTGCTAATGAACCTGATTCGTATAGTATTTTCGGTGGACCCCTTAAGAAGCGAGTATTTCGTAAACAGTTTGATAGGTTGAGGTCTATTAAGGATGGCGCCACTAGAATATATCACAACTTATCATGTGAACAGCAATTTTTAATTGATCACTTTGGTGTTCAGAATGCTACACCAGATTTCATGAAATTTGCACTTCGGGTATTCTTTTTGGATATTGAGGTGTATAGTAAGGGTGGTTTTCCTACTCCAAAAGAAGCTAAAGATCGTATTAATTTGATTACCCTGTATGATACGTTAACTAGAAAGTTTTATACATGGGGACTTGAAAAGGATTACGAGCATACTAGATCAGATTTAGTTTATACTAGGTGTGAGACTGAATCGATACTACTAGAAAGTTTTCTTCAATTTTGGGAGAAAAATTATCCGGATGTCTTTAGTGGATGGAATTGTATAAGATCTGATCAACGGGTGTGGTTAAATGATAGAATTACAACTATTAATAAGATTGTTACCGATAATCAATTATACGATAATGGTAAGGTATTGAATCATGTTAAAACGGGTAAGAAACGTCAATGTTATATTGAATCCGAATTCGGACATAAAATATACTGTTCAGAAGATCATAGATTTCCGGTATATTATAAATTTAAAGATGAATATAAGAGTTCGAATACGCTTGAACTTAACGTAAAAGATTCAACATTTAATGATATTTATAAAGATAAGGATCTATTAGATTTCTATGTTAAAATACCTCTACGTAGAAATCTAAATGTTGGTTATAATACAAAACGCGAGTATTTTCAATTGCTTGGATTCTTATATACCGACGGTACAATAGATGTGAAACGTAAACATATTAGATATTCATCAAAATATAAGGATGTGTGTGAGAATTATACTAATATTGTTAATTATTGCATGGATAAAAATCTTAGTGGTTCATATGAAGCTAAAAATTCCGATGGTAATTTTTATAAATCAATATCACCTTCTGAAGAATTTAATAATAAATGGTTACCTATTATCCATAATGGATCAAAAAAGGAATTAGATATAGAAGCGTTATCTATATGTTCATATGATGAATTTATTAGTTTTATTGCTGGTATGGTAGATGGAGATGGTTGGATAGAGGATCATGCAATATGTATTTGTAATTATGAGAAGTATGATATATACGCTCTTAATAAGTTGTTAGAGTTATTACAATGGAATGGGGTTATAGCTAATAAATCCGGTCATTATGTATCTATTAACGCTATTGAGCAAAATCGTGATTTTATCAACAGAGTTCAAGAGAGGTTAATACATACTAAACATAAAGATAAAATTAATAATCTTATATGGTATATAAAGAAGAATACACCATCAAAGAAAATTAAATGGTATTTATATGATGATTACTATTTAGTTAGAATTACAGATGTTATAAAGACTGATGATTTGGTAGAGATGTGTGATATACATACTGAAACTAATTATTTTATTTGTAATGGGTTAAAAACTCATAATTGTGAAGGTTTCGATACGCCGTATATTATTAATAGAATAAAACGAGTATTAGGTGAAAATCATGCTAAGCGTTTATCTCCGGTTGGTGCTATATTTGAAAAGCAATTCATGGGATCTTTCGGTAAACCTACTACAAAGTGGGTAATTTACGGTATTTCGTGTCTTGACTACATGGAATTATATAAGAAATTCACCATTGAAAAACGCGAGAGTTATAAACTCGATTTTATAGCTGAAATTGAAGTAGGAATGAATAAAGTTAAGTATAAATACGGAAACTTAACTACCTTAGCTGATGAAGATTGGAAAGCATTCGTTGATTATAATATTGTTGACGTTGATCTATTAGTACATCTAGATAATAAACTAAATTACATTCAATTAACAAGAAAGTTAGCATATACTGGATTAACACCACTAGAAGCTGCATTAGGTACATTATCAGTAGTTACTGGTTGTATTGCATTAAAAGCTTCAGAAGAAGGTAGGGTAATTCCTACGTTTGAAGATGATTTAGAAGGTGAAATTGAAGGTGGGTATGTTCGTGAACCTATTAGAGGTCTACATGATTCAATTGTAAGTTTTGATGCTAATTCATTGTATCCTAATACAATGATTACACTTAATCTATCACCGGAAACTAAATTAGGTAAAATTATAGAAAAAACAGATAGCGAGGTTCGTATTCTTAGTATCACCGGTAAAGAGTATTCACTATCACCTGAAAAGTTTATACAATTTATTAAGAGTGAACAAGTTGCTATATCTCGAGCAAATGTAATGTTTACACAGAAAAAACGAGGTTTAGTACCTCAAATTATTGAGAAACTATATAATGAGCGTGTAGAGCTTAAAAAGGAATTAAAAGTTGCTAAGAAGCATCTAGCAACTAGTGATAAAGGATCTGATGAGTATAATAAATGGAAATCTACAGCTGATCATCTCAATGTTAGTCAGCATACTATTAAGATTCTCATCAATAGTATGTACGGATACTGGGGTAATCGTTTTAGTCCGTTAGGTGATACAGACCTTGCGAGAAGTATTACGTTAACTGGTCAAGCGGTAGCGAAAGAGGCGGCAGCAATTAGTGAGCGGTTCGTACGAGATGTATATAAAGTTGATACAAAAATGCCTATAGTAGTGGGAGGTGATACGGATTCCATTTATATCTCTGTAGCTCCTATTATGTTAGCAAATAAATGGGAAACTTCAATTAACGGTAAAGTAACTCCCGAAATGTATAAGGTATGTGCAGAGTTAGAAGATTATTTAAGTATAAACATTACTGCTTGGGCTAAGAAAACTCTTAATACGATAGATCCTAGGTTTGTGTTTAAGAGAGAAACTATTTGCGATACTGCGCTGTTTATTGAAAAAAAGCGATACATAGCTCACGTATTAGATGATGAAGGTATACCGACCGACAAGTATAAATATATTGGTATATCTGTAGTTACCACATCAGTACCTAAGAAGTTAAAACCATTTATTAAGAAAGTAGCTGAAACAATGCTACAAACTAAATCTCTTAATGAGACAAATAAAGTATACACTAAAGTGTATGAAGATTACAAGAAGTTAAATGTTGAAGATATAGCTACTACTCGTGGTGTATCTGATTATGAGACTAGTGCTAATCAGTGTGATGGATTTAAAACTGTTAAGGGTATGCCGGTACATGTTAAGAGTGCATACTTTTATAACTTAATGCTCGATCAATTATCTCTTAGTGATAAATATGAAAAAATAGCAAGCGGAGATAAGATCAAATGGTATTATTGTATGCCTAATAGATATAAAACACAGACTATGGCATACAAAGAATATCTACCTGAAGATATTAAAGTATTATTTCCGGTAGATACTGAAATAATGTTTGAGAAGGTTATAGGTTCTGCAGTAGACATATTATATACCGCAGCTGGTTGGCCTACATCAACACCAAATAATCAACAGAGTACAAATTTAGCTGATTTGTTTGTTGAATAATGTATAATGTACTATAATATACTATACGTATGAGTAACCAAAATAATGATATTAGTGTATTTTTTGATTCAATGGGTCGTACTATTATAGGTGTAGTTACCGGTGATACACCAACCCATATTACAGTCTGTAATCCAGCAATTTTACATGCCGGGTTAAATAATGAAGGTAAAATTCAAGTAAACTTAATTCCTGCATTCTTTAGGGAATTCTTAAGTGACTGGAATTCACCGATTACGTTTGATTATTGTATTAACAATATTGTACGTAATACAAGCGGTATTCAGTTAGATTCAAGTCTTGTCAAGCAATACGAAGCTATGTGGAGTAAGAGACCACCACGTGAAGATGTAAGAAAGATTGCTCGAGAAGTAGTACCTGCAGATACTGAAGTTAAGAGTGTAGAAAGGTTGAATTTATTTGAAGATGTGAAGACTGAAACTGAGAAGAAGTAAGTCACTGTATGGCTAAAAAAGATAAAGAATCAAAATCAATAGATACATCTATTGATAGTATTTTTAAGGAGGTTGATGCATTAAATCCAGATGCATCATACCTAGATAATAGTGCATTATCGTATGTTGATGACTATATAGATACTGGTAGTTTAGCTCTCAATGCTATTATATCAGGTGATATGTTTAAGGGTGCACCTCGTGGTAGAATTTTAGGGTTCTCAGGACCATCTCAAAGCGGTAAATCATTATTTGTTAAACAAATATTAGGTAACGCTCAAAAGAAGGGATATACTGCAGTTATCTGGGATACCGAGAATGCTATTGACGGTGCAGGATCTGAAGCATTAGGTTTAGATTCTAAAAAAACTAAATATTATCCAGTAGAGACGATAGAAGCTTGTAGAAATCAAATATGTACGTTCCTCAATCGTATTATAATTGTTAATGACGCTCTTAGAAAAGAAGGTAAACCAGAAGTAAAGGTTATAGTAGCTATT